CGCCCTTGGAATTACAGACATTGATCCGATCAAGCATGGACTTCTCTTCTTCCGATTTATTGATGTTGATAGAGATGATATGCCAGACATTGACTCTGACATTCAAGACAGCCGTCGAGAAGAAGTTAAAGAGTATCTGGAAAGACAGTATAAGCACGTTGCATCAATTGCAACCTTCTTACAGTTTAAGGATAAGGGAGTGGTACGAGATGTTTCTCGTTGCTTCAACGTCCCTCTTTCTGATGTCAACCGCGCTCTGAAGACAGTAGACACATGGGAAGAGTTTACAACGTCTAAAAATACTTTGTGGTTTAGAGATAAGTATCCAGAGGTTGAGGTGTATGCAGACAAGTTGCGTGGCAGAATTCGAGGTACAGGAGTCCATGCAGCAGGAGTTGTAACGTCTAAGATTCCTATTAGTAAGATTGCTCCAATGGAGACTAGAAACGTCACAGGAAGCGATGTAAGGCTACCTGTCGTTGCTGTAGACATGGATGAGGCAGCAGATATTGGATTGATTAAGATTGATGCATTGGGTCTGAAAACTCTTACAGTTCTGAACGACACTCTATCCATCATTAAAGATAGAACAGGTAAAAGACCAGATCTTAAATCAATAAACATGGAGGACATAAATGTATACAACATGCTCTCTGATGGTCACACGAAGGGAGTCTTTCAGTGTGAAGCAACTCCTTACACAAACCTATTGGTAAAGATGGGTGTCAGAAAGTTTGATGAACTTGTTGCATCCAATGCTTTGGTTCGTCCAGGAGCAATGAACACTATTGGAAAAGAGTATATTGCTAGGAAGCAGGGTAAGAAAGGAATTACTTATCCAAGCCCTATCATGAAGGAGTTTACAGAAGATACATACGGTACAATTCTTTATCAGGAACAGGTTATGCTTGCTTGCACAAAGCTAGGAGGCATGACAATGGGAGAGGCCAATAAGGTACGAAAGATTATTGGTAAAAAGAAGGATGCAACAGAATTTGACGAGTTCAAAGAGTTATTTGTTCGGAATGCGACTGGGCCACTTGGTGGGGCAGCTGCTGATAAGATGTGGCATGATTTTGAAGCCCATGCAGGATACTCGTTTAATAAGTCTCATGCTGTCGCTTACTCAACAGTCTCGTACTGGACGGCGTGGTTAAAGTACTATCATCCTTTAGAGTTTATGTTTGCTCTTCTAAAAAATGAAAAAGATAAAGATGCTTGTACAGAGTATCTAATTGAGGCTAAAAGAATGGGAATCCCATTAAGATTGCCACATATCAATGATTCAGATATTGATTTTAAGATCGAGGGAAAGGGAATACGTTTTGGGTTGGCTAGCATTAAGTTTATTTCTGATAAAATTGCTGGGCGTTACATTGAATCACGGCCTTTTGGAAGCTTCAAAGATGTTGAAGAGTTTACGTTTACAAAAGGAAACGGAGTAAACAGTAGGGCTCTATCATCTATGAATGCGATTGGAGCTTTGACTTTTCCAGATAACCCACGGGATGACGAGAAGGTCAAAGAGAATATGTATGAATACTTAAATCTTCCAGAGTTTAATATTCAAGTTCCTCAACACTATCATGCATATATAAACACCGTAGATGAGTTTGATGAAAGAGGAGCTTTCATTCTCATGGGTGTTGTTAGAAGTATTAAAAGAGGAAAAGGATGGAGCAGGGTAGACATCCTTGACTCCACAGGATCGATAGGAGTTTTTGATGAAGAAGAGACATCCATCGAAGCAGGCCGAACTTATATTATTCTTGTTGGATCTAACAGGATTCTTGAGGCGATACCTGTGGAAGAGATACGAGAAAGTAAGTCACCGCTGGTACGCTTCTTAAACTACAAGCAGTTGCCATATGGACAAGACGAGTATTTTGTGTTATCCTTTAAGCCTCGCATAACAAAGGCAGGGAAGCGTATGGCAAGTCTTTGCGTAGCAGATAGCGGTAGGGAGTTGATGAGCATGATCGTATTCCCATCAACCTTTCCAATGGCATACACAAGGATAGAGGCTGGAAATGCCTACAATATCAATTATTCAATTTCAAAAGATGAAGATCTAGTATTCCAGGAGGTAGTTGTAGCGTGAAGTTAGATAATATGGCAAAAATGATTCACAAGAATGCAGTAGAGAAAGGTTTCTGGGAACCCAATACAAAAGAAAATCATACAATATTCTATCTTAAGCAGATTGCTATGATCCATTCAGAATGTTCTGAGGTTCTGGAGGCAATTAGGAAAGAAAAGGGAGATGACCAAGTAGTGGAAGAGATAGCAGACATTATTATTAGGTCTCTAGATCTCTTTGCTGGACTAGTTGCAGATGGATACACCACCATCTCTCTTGATGAAACAATGACAAGGAAGATTGTGACAAACTCTTCTCGACCAAAAATGCATAGCGTTCTGGCATGAGCGATATTGATGAAATCCTTGCTAGTCTAAACCCTAAGCTAAGGAAGAAAATAACTCTTGGATCAGAGATGGCAGACACAGAGTTTGCAAAAACTCCAAGCTTCGGCCTCAATCGTTCTCTTAACGGAGGATTCCCCTACGGCAGACAGGTTCTGGTTTGGGGAAACAAGTCAAGTGGCAAGTCATCTTTTTGCTTACAGTTGATCGCTCAGGCACAACAAGAAGGGAAGTCTTGTGCATGGATAGATGCGGAAATGACATTTTCTCCAGAATGGGCGAGGAAGTTAGGGGTAGACCCAGAGAAGCTAATTGTTTCTACCGCCAGAACTATGAACGATATGGTAGATGTAGGTACAGATCTAATGAAGGCTGGTATCGATCTTATAATTGTTGATAGTATTTCTGCTCTACTACCAGCCATTTACTTTGAAAAAGACTCTACAGATCTCAAGCAACTGGAGAACACTAAGCAAATTGGTGCTGAAGCTAGAGACATGACCAATGCTGTAAAGATGCTTAACTATGCAAACAATCAGGTGAAGCCTACTCTTCTTGTTTTAATTAGTCAGGCTCGTAATAACATTGGAGCAATGTACGTCTCTCAACAACCTACAGGAGGCTTGGCAACAAAGTTTTACTCATCAACTATCATAAAGTTGTTTTCATCAGAATCAGATAACCAGGCTATTAAGGGAAAGATTTATGTTGGAGATAAGATTATTGAAGAAAAGGTTGGTCGAAAGGTAAGATGGGATGTCCAATTCTCTAAGACTAGTCCTGCATTCCAGAGTGGAGAGTATGACTTCTACTTCAGAGGAGAGGACGTAGGTGTTGATACCATTGCAGACCTTGTTGATACAGCAGAAATGCTAGGATTTATTGAAAGGGCTGGGGCTTGGTATACGGTTGAAGGAGAGCGGTATCAGGGAAGAGACAAGTTAGTCCTTGGAGTAAAAGAAAACCTTGATATGCAAGAGTCCTTGATTAAGAAGGTTAATGGTGAATAAATTTACAACCTATGAAGGATCTTTTGTTTGTCAAAATTGTTCAGCACCAGTAACCTCTCTGAGGCTTTGGAGCGATACACTAGACCTAACGTGGTTCTGTGAGAACAAGCATACATCAAGAGTATCTTTGAATGCTAAGAGGTACTGATGTCTGAATGCGAACATAAAGAGACTACAACATGGAGAGGTATGAATATTTGTGATAGATGTGGAGAGCCTGTATCATGAGTGAAAAGGGAGAAGCTAAAAGAATTGGAGCTAGACTACAAAAGAATAGTGGTCGAGGTAGAATTCAAAAGGGAGATGCTACATGGAAAAGTTATGTTCTTGATTTTAAGGAATTTACGAAGTCCTTTAGTATTACTCAAAACGTTTGGGCTAAAGTAGTAACAGATACGCTGAAGGTTGACAGATCCAAGTCACCAGTAATTATGTTAGTCCTAGATGGAAAAACTAGATTGGCTATTATTGAATGGTCTGAATTTGAAAGGTTGGTAGAGAATGACGAACCAGACACCGCTTGAACAGATAAGCGACCTCTATGAGATATCAGAGTATATGAATGATCCAGAACTAAGCATGGCTCTGGAGTTTATAGCTAAGGTAATTCTAAAGCCTGATATTCCTCAAAATGTTATATCTGTAGAACTTGTAAGGCTTCAGGCTATTGCTGCGAAGATGGCAATGAGAGCGACCTTTATGGCAAATGTAGATAAGTCAGATCGCGCAAAAAAGAATATGTATTTTACTTGCTCAGAGCAAATAAATTTACTCTGTCAAACAATGAAGTATGCCCTCAAGTGATATAATTATCACCTAAATGATAGGAAAATAAAAAATGGCTAAGAATTTTTTAAAGCAGGTAATAAACAAACAACCAGACAGCGCAATAGATACAAAAGCTTTTATTGAGACAGTTGAATCTGGGTATACAGTAAACAGAAAAACAGAATTTAAAACAAAGAAAACATTCAGTCCATCTACCTTGGTGTACGGTAATGGTGCTTGTCCTAGATATTGGTTCCTAGCATTTTCGGGTACAGACTTTCAAGATGATGTAGATGCATACTCAGCAGCAAACATGAGAAGCGGTATCGATGCTCATGAAAGAATTCAAACTGCCATAGAGAATGCAGGAATCATGGTGGAGAAGGAAAAGAGAGTTGTTGCTCAAGACCCACCCATCTTTGGATTTGCAGATGCTGTTATCCAATGGGGAGAAGAGCAACCAGTACTAGAAATCAAAACAATGAGGGAAGAGTCGTTTGCCTATCGCAAACATGCTAAGCCACCAAACTATCACCTTATGCAATTGATTATTTACATGAAGGTTCTTGGAAGAAAGATGGGCATCCTTCTTTATGAAAATAAAAATTCACATGAACTTCACGCGATTACTGTAGAGCCAAAAGAAGAATATAAAGATTGGGCAGACTATGCTTTTGATTGGATGAAAAAGGTTAGAGCCCAATGGGAAAGTGGAGAAATTTCAAAGAAGACCTACAGGTCAAATTCTAAGGTATGTAAGGGCTGTCCAGTAAGAGATGCGTGTGCCTTGGCAGGTACAGGAACGATTAAGATTGAACCCTTGGAGTACCTTGCATGAAACTATGTAGCTGGTGTTCCACTGAGTTCCAGCCAAAGACAAGTTATCAAATTTATTGCGCCCCAGAGTGCAGAGAAGAAGCGACTAAGAAAAAGATAAAAGATAGATATCAAATAAATAGAATAAAAAATCGCTCTTCGAAAGAAAGAAGGTGCTCTGGAGGCTGTGAGGCCAGAATATCAATATACAATGATAATGGTTTCTGCAATAAATGCATGGTAAATAAAAGAAAAGTTGACCAGATGCTAAAAGAACTTAAAGGATTATTTGACTATGAAAAAGAATGATGTACCAGAATCTTTTTGTTCTGTTGATGCCAGTACAGCAAGCATTGCTTTTGCTTTTTTTGTAAACAATGAATTAGAAAAATATGGAAAGATGTTGTTTTCTGGATCTGGTATCTATGAAAAGATTGCTGACACAGCCAGAAAAACTCAATCAATATTTGAATCAATTCCCACAAGTTGTATGGTGATTGAAAAAACTATTTTTGCTAATAGTCCCATGGTTGCAGCAAACTTAGCTCTAAGCCAAGGAGCCCTCATTGCTGGTGCAACTATGTCTGGGGTAAATCAAGTACATTCTGTTGCTCCAATTTCTTGGCAATCATATATCGGTAATCCTCTTATAAAGAAAGAAGAAAAAGATTTTATCAAAAATCAAAATCCAGGGAAGTCAGCAGCATGGTATAAAGCAAAAGAAAGAGATATCAGAAAGAACAGAACCATAGATATCGTAAATAAAAAATACTCTATAGAAGTAACAGATAACGATGTAGCCGATGCGATTGGTATTGGGATGTTTTCTTTAGATAACTGGGACAAGGTTGTTAAACAATGAGGAGCAAAGGATTGCATCTCTCTGAAGCATTTATGAAAAAGAGGTATGTCATGGATAAAAAGTCTCCAGAGGATATTGCTAAAGAGTGCGGGGTAAGTGTACAATTGATATATCGCCAACTAAAGAAAATGGGGTTAAGAAAATGACAGACATGGTAAACCACCCACCGCATTACACATCTCACCCATCTGGAATAGAAACAATACAGATTACAGAACACATGGGATTCTGTTTAGGGAATGCTATAAAATATATACTAAGATCTGAACTCAAGGGCAAGAAGGTAGAAGACCTTGAGAAGGCAGTTTGGTATATTAACAGAGAGATTGCGAGGGTACAGAATGACTAAGCGTAAGGAAGTTTTATCTCCTAATGCCTACCTGTATCAAAGAGAGTCTAACTACACAATGCCTGATGGAAGAGTGGTTGAAGTTGGGGAAACAATAAAGATTCATGGTGAGTGGGGATCAAAGTTTAAGTTTAAAGAACACGTTGCAAGAACTGATAGCGGAGTAGAGTGGATAGATTGCTTTCAAATTATTGGGGGTCAGCTTGCTGGATGGAGATCATTCAGACCTGATAGAATTAATCCTATGCCAAAGAAAAGCAGAAAGAACAAAAGGACTGCATAAAATTGGCTCAGGATAGGCTTAAAAAATACGCTCAGCCCAATATTCTTGACAGCAGCAAAAACCAAAAAGAGAAACCGCAAAAAAGAACCGCAGCAAAAAAAAGAGAAGTTCATCAGATGCTTGGAAAGATGAAAGAAGACTCTGGCTGCATAGACTGTAATACAAAATATCCATTTTATGTCTTGGACTTTGATCATGCCAGGGGGAATAAAGTTTCAAATATCGGACAAATGCTAGATTATTTTAGTTTAGAAGACATACTAAAAGAAGTAGCCAAATGTGACGTTGTATGTTCCAACTGCCATAGAAAAAGAACTTACAATAGAAAAAATAATATTAGTGACTAATGTCACAGTGTCACCTAAAGAGTTGACTCAGCTATCTTTTATATGATAGTCTAGATAGATGTTGTTGCCGTCAGGAGGAAGAAATGACGAAAACGAAACTGCTAGGAGGCATTTTAGGAATGGTGATTGTTATTAGTACAGCTTTACCAGCAATCGCTGAGCCTGCCCCCAATCAGGTGTATGCTAAGTCTGCACCGACTGCGACAAATCAAGTCGTAAAATCTAGTCATGAGTATCGAATTGCAAAATCAAAAGATGCTAAAGACATGATGGGATACGAAAAATCACTTTATAAAGGTGAATGGTATGACTCAAAGTGGGAAAATACAAGAGAATGTATTATGCACGGAGAGTCACGTTTCAATTACAGATCAGCAAACAAAACATCATCAGCGAGAGGCGCGTACCAATTTTTAGATAATTTTTGGCGTGACTCTTTAGTTTGGATGATGTTAGAAGAATCAAAGAAAAGCAATGATGGTTTATCCAAGGAAATTAAAAAGTTAAGAGATAAGCCAATTCATGAATGGAATAGATATTATCAAGATAGATCTTTCTTTACAGCGTGGAGACACAGTGCTGGAAAGAAACACTGGTATCAATTTAATTCTGATTGCATGTAGTTCGTAGTGGGGCGAGACCCAAATAAAAATTAAGGTAACAACAACTCGTCCCACTACTGCTATAATTGTTACTAATAAAGGAGCTTTATGGATAGCCAAGAATTAGTGCTACATATAGAAGAAGTTAATACGGTAGCCTCAGAGTACATCAAAGGTAATGATGCCTCTGCAATTTCTAAAACATTAAACATCCCTCGCAACAGAGTTCTCTCCCTCTTGAATGAGTGGAGAAACATGGTGGCAAACAATGAAGCAGTAAGAATCAGGGCTAGGGAAGCCCTTGCTGGAGCAGATCAACATTACAATCACTTAATTAAACAAGCATACGAAGTAATCGATGACGCTAACACTACTGCAAATCTTTCTGCAAAGACAACGGCAATCAAACTTATTCTTGATATTGAGGGAAAAAGAATAGACATGCTACAGAAGGCTGGACTTTTAGAAAATAAAGAATTAGCAGATCAATTGCTAGAGCAAGAAAGAAAACAAGAGTTGATTGTTGATATTCTAAAAGACATTGCATCAAAATACCCAAATATTCGTAATGAAGTAATGATGAGGCTTACCGAAATTTCTGGTGCATCTGGAGAGGCTGTTGTAATTTATGAGTCTTGATTTTTCAGATTTTATCTCAGCCCTTGATGCTCAGCCATTTGAAGAAATCCCAGTTGATCTAGATACTTTTCTTCATGCTCCTCTGTACTTAGAACAACCAGAGCTATCACAGATCCAGCGTGATCTTGTAGAGGCTATGAGCCAAATCTATAAAGAAGAAGATCTTATTAGGTTTATGGGGGAAGCAGAAGGCAAGGCCCACTATAAAAAATATACAAAGTCAGAGGTGTTGCTGCAACTAGGCAAGGGTAGTGGTAAAGATCATACATCTACTATTGGGTGTGCCTATCTTGTATATAAGCTAATGTGTCTAAAAAATCCAGCACAATACTTTGGCAAGCCACCTGGAGATGCTATTGATATTATTAACGTTGCCGTAAATGCCCAGCAAGCAAAGAATGTTTTCTTTAAAGGATTTAAGAATAAGATTGCTCGCTCCCCGTGGTTTGCTGGAAAATATGACGCAAAGGTAGACAGCATTGAGTTTGATAAAGCTATTACTGTTTACTCTGGACATTCAGAAAGAGAGAGTCACGAAGGACTAAACCTGATACTTGCAATCCTTGATGAGATATCGGGGTTCGCCCAAGACTCAGCATCTGGAAATGAAAATGCAAAAACTGGTGATGCCATATACAAAGCCTTCCGTGCCTCAGTAGATTCACGATTTCCAGATTTTGGTAAAGTAATCTTGTTGTCTTTTCCCCGATACCCAGGTGACTTTATTTCAAAAAGATATGACACAGTTGTTGCAGAAAAAGATGTTGTCATAAGGAGTCACACCTTTATTATTAATCCAGACTTGCCAGAAGATCTTGCAGAAAACCAATTCACTATTGAGTGGGAAGAAGATCATATTAAATCTTATAAAACTTCTGGGGTCTTTGCAATCAAGAGACCGACATGGGAAGCTAATCCAACGAGAAAGATAGAAGACTTTGAAAGAGCATTTGTAGATGACTATGCAGATGCAATGCAAAGATTTGCTTGTATGCCATCCTATATGTCAGATGCATTCTTTAAGCAAAAAGAAAAGCTAGAGAAGTCTATGTGCTTACACAATCCAATTGACTCTTTTAAGAGGATAGAACCAGTATGGCAACCTAAAGAAGGTGTTCGATATTTTCTTCATGCTGACCTTGCTCAAAAGCACGACAAATGTGCAATAGCAATATCTCATGTGGATAAGTGGGTAGAGGTAAGAACTTTTAATGATTACACTCAGGTTCACCCCCTAGTTATTGTTGATGCTATTGTTTGGTGGGAACCACAAAAAGAAGGACCTGTTAATCTATCAGAAGTAAAAAACTGGATTGTTGATTTTCGTAGACAAGGATTTGATATTGGTTTAGTTACCTTTGACAGGTGGCAATCATTTGATATCCAGCAAGAATTAAAGTCTGTAGGTATTAAAGCAGATACTTTGTCTGTAGGAAAGAAGCACTACGAAGATCTAGCCATGCTTGTCTATGAAGATAGAGTTATGATGCCACACATTCAAATCCTTTTGGACGAAATGAGTCAGCTAAGAATTGTTTCTGATAAGAAGGTTGACCATCCTCGAAAAGGGTCTAAGGATCTCTCAGATGCCGTTACAGGGGCAGTATATAATGCAATAGCTCATACACCTCGCAATCTGAATCAAGAAATATCTATTCATTCCTGGAAGTCTGTTACAAAAGAAAGGGCTGCGGAAGCTTCAGAAAGTCTTATTGTTCCTCCAAAGCCAACGGAAGAGATAAAAGAATATCTTTCCAGCATGGGATTTATGTAGTTGACAATAAGAAAAGGTTCTGGTAGGATTTACACATGACAGCTTTTATCATCTCATCCCTAGTTTTATTTTTTCTTTCTTTAGTCAGCAATATACTCTTTGTCTTAAATGAAAATACAACATTTAAGGGTGGAGCAGTCGTTGGGCTTATCATCTTTACATCTATGTTGGTTTGGGGATCGCTCCTTTTATTTCAATAACAACGATGGTATTGGTGGTATAATTTAGCTATGAACGATACAGAACTTGAAGAGTTTACAGACGAAGATTATACAGTTGCAGATGAATCAAATATTGATTGGGCGGTGCTTTAATGGCAAAGCTTTGTGCAGCAGGGATAACTCTTAGAGATCAGGTAAACAAAAAATGGGTTAGCAGAGATAAGTCTAGTGATGGCTGGATTGGGGATTCTGCTCATGCAGCAAGAGAAGGTTGGGGAACTAATGGAAAAGGATCTTATCATAATCCAGACCCATTTGGCGTTGTTCATGGTCTTGATATCGATGAGGATTTTTTAGGCAAGGGCAAAGGACAAAAAGTTGCAAAAGAGTTTGCAGAACAACTTGCAACATACTGTCGTGAAGGAAAAGATAACGGAAGAATTGCCCACATTGTTTATGAAGGACAAGTAGCGTCTGCAACAGCAAATAACTGGCACTTTAGAGGATCGGGATATGGACATTTTTATCACATACACATTAGCTTTACCAATAAAGCAGACAATGATGGATCTCTCTTTAAGCTCCCCATATTTAATGAAAATACACCTTCAAATAAGTTATGGGATGGAGTGGTTCCAGAGTTCAATAACATTATAAAAGCAATGGATGACAAAGAATTAAAAAACAAAGCATCTTGGAGACTATCTTGCAGGCTAGCAGATCTAGGGTTCTTTAAGGGAATTCCAGTGGAGTATGAGCAAAGTTATCCTTGGAATGCGGTAGCAGCATGGCAAAAATCAAAGGGGTATAACGTACAGCCTCCAGGTAAGTACGGAAGAATTGCCCACGGAAAGATTTTCGGAGGATAGATATGCCTTGGGAAATTAAA